GTTCTTGAACTTAATGACAAGTTTGTTAAGATCAAAGAACCAGTAAGAGTTGTTGTTGTACCATCTAAAGATGAAACAAGACCAGGTATTGGTCTTGCACCATTTACACATTGGAGCACCGACAAAGAAGTTGAAATCTATATTCACTGTGTTATGACAATCATGGAACCAATTACTGACTTTAAGAACCAATACAATTCAGTGTTTGGCGGCATTGTTATGACCGATAACAAAATCATTCTTCCAGGACAATAATGAAATTTTACACAAATGTTGAAATATGGGGCGGTAGAATCCTGTATAGAGGCATTGAAAACGGGCGTAGGGTGAGACTTAAGGTCGATTATCACCCTACGCTTTTCGTGCCTTCACAGAAGCCTACAAAGTATACCACAATCTACGGTGAGTACCTCGATTCTATGAAACCAGGTACCATTAAGGAGGCTCGTGACTTTATCAATCAATATGATGGTATAGAAAGTTTCAAAGTTTACGGTATGACTCGTTATCAGTATTGCTTTATTGCTGATGAGTTTAAAGGTATCGTTGACTGGGATATTTCACAGATCAAAGTTGCTAACATCGATATTGAGGTCGGCGAACCACCAGAAGGAGGATTCCCAGAAGCAGATGATGCTAATGGTCCTTTAACCGCAATCACAATCAAGATGGATGGTCATTTCACTACATTTGGTTGTGGTGATTATCATAATACTCGGAGTGATGTTACTTACACCAAGTGTTATGATGAAAATGATTTGATTAGAAAGTTTCTTGGTTGGTGGCAATCTGAATATCCTGATATCATTACAGGTTGGAATGTTCAGAACTTCGATATACCTTATCTTGTTAATCGTATTCGTAAAGTTGCTGGTGATACAGAGGCCAAGAAACTATCTCCTTGGAATGTTATCAATGATAAGAAAGTTGATCTCGGTATGAACCGTATAATCAACTCTTATTCATTCTTAGGCATTGCCACTCTTGATATGCTTGACTTGTATCAGCGATATGCACCTAACGGCAAGTCACAAGAATCCTACAAGTTGGATAATATCGGTCACGAAGAACTTGGTGAACGAAAACTATCTTATGAAGAATACGGTTCACTTGTTGGACTGTATAAGGAGGACTATCAAAAGTTCATCGACTATAACATCAAAGACGTTGACCTTGTTGATAAGATTGATGATAAAAACAAACTGATTGAACTGGCACTTACATTGTCTTATGACAACAAATGTAATTATGAAGATGTGTTTGCACAAACTCGTATGTGGGACGTTATTAGTTTCCATCATTTGAAGTCCAAGAATGTAGTTGTTCCAGCAATCAAGAAAAACGAAAAGAAGGAGAAATACGAAGGTGCTTATGTTAAACCCCCTATTCCCGGTCTTTATAACTGGGTGGCATCTTATGATGTTAATAGCGAGTATCCTTCTGTTATCATGGGTAGTAATATCAGCCCTGAGACTATTGTTGAACCTGAATCCTATACTGATGCTATGCGTAGTATTCTTAATAGTGGTGTGGATGTCGACCGTCTCTTGGCAGGTTCTATTGATACCTCAGGACTTTTGGATGATAACGTTACACTAACTGCTAATGGTCAGTTCTTCCGCCGTGATAAGCAAGGATTCATGGCTGAGATGGTCGAGAAGATGTTTGCTGACCGTAAAGTATATAAGAAGAAAATGTTAGAAGCAGAGCAAGAATATGAAAAAGAAAAACAAGACCCGATAAAAAGAAAAGAACTCAAAAACAAAATTGCCAGGTACAACAACCTTCAACTCTCTAAAAAGGTATCGCTCAACTCGTTATACGGGGCAATGGGTTCTCAATATTTTCGGTTCTTCGACCTACGGCAAGCGGTTGCGGTCACGACTACTGGCCAACTATCAATACGGTGGGTTGAAAAAAGGATTAACGAATATCTCAACAAAGTATTAAAGGCAAACGATGACTATGTTATTGCAATCGATACTGATTCGGTGTATCTCAATCTTAATAAACTTGTGGAAGCAACGGTTGGAGATACTAACTCAAGTCCTCAACAAACGATCACTTTCCTTGACAAGGTATGTGAAAATAAGATACAACCTATTATTGATAAATCTTTTAAGGATCTTGGCTCATACATTAATGTTTTTGAGCAAAAGATTGACATGAAGCGAGAGGTCTTGTGTGACAAGGCCATCTGGACTGGTAAGAAACGATACATCCTTAATGTGTATAACTCAGAGGGTGTTTCCTATGATAAACCAAAAGTAAAAGTCAAAGGGCTTGAGATGATCAAGTCCTCAACACCATCATCATGTAGAGTCAAACTGAAAGAGACTATTGATGTTATCCTTAATAAAAACGAAGATGCAATCATTGAATTCATTGAGCAGTATAGAAAAGAGTTTGAGACCTTACCTCTTGCAGACATATCGTTTCCTAGAGGTATCAATGGCATTGTCAAGTATGCTGATAAGAAAACTATTTACGGAAGCGGCACCCCTATTCATGTTCGTGGTGCTCTTGTATATAACCACTTTCTACATAACCATAAGCTTACTACTAAGTATCCATTGATTCGTAACGGTGAGAAACTAAAGTATATTCATCTCAAAGAACCGAACACTGTTCAATCTAATGTAATCTCATTCCCACAAGGAGGTATACCAGAAGAGTTTGAACTATCTAAATATATAGACTACAATACACAGTTTGAAAAAGCATTTCTTGATCCCCTTAACATCATGCTAAAATCCATAGGATGGAAAAGCGAGAAAACATCTAGTCTGGAGGACTTCTTCTCATGACAAAAAAGAAAGATAATCATCATAAACACTCACCGGCCCGCCTGTATGAGTTTACACCGGATGAGTTGAGTATAACACCAAACAATGTAGTGGAACTTTCACAAATTGTCCGTGTTGGTATAAGTGGTGATCTACTAAAGAAACTATCACCAGAATTACAGAAACATTTTAAACAAGTAGCATAACGAGATTGTTATCTACTTCATAACACTGACGAAAAGGAGAAACTTATGTCAGATATTTTTAACACGTTGTTGGCTGAGACCGACAATGAATACGCAGGTATTGTTGATGATGGTGTAGCAGCCGGTGATGTGTCAGGTTTTATTGGCACAGGTAACTATGCCATGAATGCCTTGTTATCAGGTTCAATCTATGGTGGACTTCCACAGAACAAGGTTACAGCATTTGCTGGTGAACCTTCTGTTGGTAAGACTTTCTATGCATTGAATGTTGTAAAGCAATTCCTTGAGGACAACAAAGATGGATTTGTTTTTTATTTTGAGTCAGAGTCCGCTATCTCTAAGCAGTTCATTTCTGATCGTGGTATTGACGCAAAGCGGGTTGCTATTGTTCCTGTGGCTACTGTCCAAGAGTTTCGGACGCAAGCAGTAAAAGTCCTTGACAAGTATCTTGAAGGTAAAGAAAAACCACCTATTGTGTTTGTTCTTGATTCTCTAGGCAATCTTTCAACTGACAAAGAGATGCAAGACATTGCCGATGGTAAAGATACAAGAGATATGACACGGGCTCAGTTAGTTCGTGGCGCCTTCCGTGTGCTTACTCTCAAATTAGGTAAAGCAAAGGTGCCATTAATTGTTACTAACCATGTCTATGATGTTGTTGGTTCTTATGTGCCAATGAAGAAAATGGGCGGCGGTTCAGGTCTTGAGTATGCTGCATCTACCATTATCTTCCTGTCAAAGAAGAAAGACAAAGACAAAGATGGTTCTGTGTCAGGTGCTATCATTACTGCCAATCTTAAAAAGTCTCGTATGACTATTGAGAATAAGAAAGTGGAGACTCGTCTCAATTATGCGAGTGGCCTTGACAAGTATTATGGTTTACTTGATCTTGCTATCAAGTTTGGTGTGTTCAAGAAAGTATCTACTCGTATTGAATTGCCAGATGGAAGTAAGGCCTTCGAAAGCCAGATTGAAAAAGATCCAGAAAAGTATTTCGATAAGGAAACTCTAGATGTGATTGATGATTTTTGTAAGAGTGAGTTTCTTTACGGAACAACTAATGTTATGGAGGCAGAAGATGGAGCTGGGGACTGATTTTAAGTTTCGTGATGATTTATTTAATGCAAAGGAAGCAGGAAGCACAGTTCCAGTTGAATTAATGCTTGACCCTTTCGCCGGAATAGTGTATCGTTATACTACAGTAACTTTCAAGATGGGTGAGGACAATGTTCCTCGCCTACTCTATGACTATGATATTATCAAGACAAATGATTTGTCAATGATAAGTTTGAGAAAGAATGAAAAGTTTAATGCTATATTAGGACTAATTCTTAATGCACTATTGTTAGATGCGTCAGAAGCGGAAGGTGAGAGTGAGACTAGAACAGACAATCATAAAGAACCTGATCAAGAATGAGACCTTTACAAGAAAAGTTCTACCATTCTTAAAAGAAGAATACTTTGGTAACATGGAAGACCGGCTACTTTTCAAAGAAGTGGCCGACTTCGTTCTAAAGTATAATCAGCAGCCTACATTTGATGCTCTCGACATTGAGATCAGTAATATCCGTGGAACAACGGATGATACTGTCAAGTCTATGCGTGAGACATTAAAAGGTCTTACTGATGACACAGAAAAGACAAATACAGATTGGCTTTTGGAGTCAACCGAAAAGTTTTGCCAAGAAAAGGAAATCTATAATGCTATCACATCATCTTTGGAGATTATGAATGGCAAAGGTAAACTTACTAAAGGTGCTATTCCCTCTTTGCTATCTGATGCTTTGGCT